TTGCCCTGCGATTGGATTTCCGTTTGCATCAAAACTTGCACCACCTAATATAGCAGGATCTTGGTCAAGTCTTGCTAAAATCTTTTGATATGGTCCATAAGAAATAGGTACAATCTGTCTCTGATTGAGAGTCCCATCAGTACTTGTTCTGCGAACTTCTAATTGATTAAAGTATGTACCAAATAAGGCAACATATTTACGAATCGTAGAATTATAAAAGTAATTTGCTATTGCCATTATGAGTCACTTATTGATATGTTTTCGCTAAACGGATCCACTTCAGAGAAGTCAATAATTCCATCAGCCTCTAATTCAAAATTTAGATTTCCTGCGTTATCGTCCGTTGCTGCAAGTGCAGTTAATGTTGCATTATTTGCATCAACAATTATGTCCGTATTATAATCAGCAAAGTAATTATCAATTTCTGCGCGGCCTGTATTAAACCTTTGATTGCTGTATTCTATTAATTCACATGTCATATCAAATACTTGCGTCTTACCCATTTGATAGAATACACTTTCATGTTCAACAAACTTAATTTCAAAAATCTTTTCATTAAGTGGAAAGTAAATTAAATCACCTTCTCTTGGACGAAGCAAGTCAACAACTTCTCGAGTCACATGTCTTTCAAAAGTTCTGTTAGCAACAGTAAGAGTTAATTGGTCTCTTATTTGTAAACCAAACTTAGAGAGGAAATCACCTTCTCCTTCAAACCCTTCATTATTTTTAACATAAACTTCAAACTCAAATGTTTCGTTATATTCAGGAAAGTCGTCTTCGTTAAAGATCTTATCACGACCTTTAATTGCTCTACTCATATAAATGACATCAACGCCGTACTGCCTGATAGATTCAATAACTAAATCATCAATCAGTTCTTGCTCTGAAACTCTAGAGTAATTGTTGAAGAATACATTCGTCGCCATTTACTTATCCAATATAATTGTAACTGAGAGGTTGTAAATTATTCACTGCTTCTTCTTCCATTAATCTTCTTTCCTCTCTTGCATCAGATAAGATCTGCTCTCCATTAAAAGATACACCACCTACAAGTTGCATACCTGAAAATTTTGTTAAGTTTGAACCCCACTGCTCTTTAACTAAGGCAGTAGCATAATTTTGTAACCAACGATCTGACCATACATCTGAATATGTTGAAGGGTCGATTACATCATAAGCTTCAATAATAATGTATTCACCAACTACAAGCAATCCTGGGTCAGTGTCAAGATATAATCTATTTACATGTTTATTATAACGAATCATCGGTTTACCTACAAGCATTTCTTGTAAGAACTCTAAATGAGACATTGACATATAATAGTTTGTGATGTTATATCCAGTAATATCTTCAAGGTTATTTAAAACAAACTGATACTGAACATTAAAGATACCTGAGCCTGTAGAAATACTTGACTGCATATTAAAGATTCCAGAAATACCAAGTATTCCTGTAGGCAAATCTATATAACCGTTGTCTTTATTCTCTTGAGTAATTTGATGTTTCATATAAACAAGTTGACTTCCGTTATAATGATAATCTCTCCAGAAATCTACAGCTTCATCAACACGGTCGTCTATTTGTTCATCTGACACATTAATATCAATGACAGGAGCTCCGAGCTTACGAAGTAGCCAATCTTTGAATTGTTCTCTTGTTGTTGGTTGTGCCATTTTAATTTACTCTATTATTGTTATTATTTATCTTTAGTACGAAGCGTTAGCATACGCAGAAACTTTTAACCTTGCCTTATATAGTAACGTATCATTGTAACCTTGAATTCCTTTTACCCAACATTCAATTGTATGATCTGTCCACTTTCTTGAATCTTCTGTTCCACCTGCTTGCGCACTTGCCTGATTATTAATATTTACTCTTATTCCAACACTATCGTTCGGTACATCAATTCCTGACTGACCACCAATATTGTGTAAACTAAACCAAGTATCATTTGTGTAAGTACCTAATGATTGAGGAGCACCTGATGATGCACCATTGTAATGATATCTTAACATTGAAAACTGATGAAACCCATTACCTGTTGTTTGAATAGTTGACAAAGTATGTTTAATTTTGATTTGGTCGGCAGGACCAGGATAAGTTTCTCCTGATATAGCGGAATCGTTAAAGTAGTGTATTTTAGTTCCAGTAGAACCGTGTGCTTGAGCAACACCAGCAGTAGTAAAAGAATCAAAATCTTCTTGTGTACTATCGCCTTGTGCAGAACTACTCATATTAGTTGTTCTAACTGTTAAACCGCCACCAATAGCATCATATAAAAAATCAAAGTCAAGGTCAACATCTACCGAGCTTCCGAAGTCTTGTCTAAATGCAAAGTAATCTGCATCCACTGTTGTAGATGGGAATTGCCTGTGAGTGACTGTTCCTGCTGGATAATCGTTTCCTCCAACTCCACCTGAGCCCGCAGTATTTTGACCACCTGCGATTGTATTAAATGAATGTGATAATGCCATGTTTTCCTCTTATGCTGTTCCGTTAGTTTCCCAATAATAATAACCTGTTGCTACAATATTAGACCCATTTGAAGTTGAAGAAATTTCTATTTTCATTAATCCTTCTAATGTACCAACATTGCTTCTTGGCCCAGCAACTCTATATCTAAATTGTCTATTGCTTGTTAATGGAAGCCATGTATTTAATGTATCACTATCCGATGTACTAAGATTGATTGCGAAAGTCAGCTGTCCGTTATCGTTTTGTGCTCTAATATAGTATGTTTGTGAAGGTGTAATATTATTCCAACTAGATGTACTATATGTCCAATATCCTGTTTGTCCGAATGCAGAACCATTCGTATATTTGTCAATATTTCCATCGGATCTAAATCTCATACCAAAAACACAATCTGCAGTCACAGGCATAGACGTTGTTGTATCATCAGCTGCTGAACGGGTATTACCTGTTCCGTGTAATGAAATTGATTCTGTTGGTGTACTACCTGTAAATCCTACAGCTGACGCACGAATATCATTTGAGGCAACATACAAGAAAGTAATTTGCCAATGCTGATAAGTACTCCATGTTGGTTCTGAATTATTTTGCCAATTAATATCTGAAGGAAATGTTGGAGCATAAGGTACTGAAGATGTATCTAAAAGCAACATACAAGTTTTGCCAGTTGCACCACCTGTAGTTGTAAATGTTGTTGCCGCACCCAAAGTACAAGTCATAACTGGAGTTGCGAAGTTAATATTATTTGTTGTTACGACTACAGTTGAATGAAGATCATCGTAACTTGAACTTCTTGTATCTGCCACATTAATTACTTCAAAATTATCATCAATTATAGTTGTTCCGCTAATTTTAATCGCCACTTGATGCTCCTACTAATTGTTCCTTACATTTAGCACGTTCAGCTTGGTCTAATTCTTCATCACCATGATATGGTGCAAGCATCCATACTTGTTCTAATTCATTATCAATGGGGTTCCTTACAATGAACCAATAATTAATTACTCCGTTACTTATGTAATCTCTTTTGAAATCAATTTCCATTTAGATATCCCCTCGCTTAGCGTAATCACCACTAACAGTGAATGTGTTATCTCCAGCTTCGTTAAACACCTCAAACGAACCGTGTTCAGTTTCAATATAAACTGTATTAACGTTTCCTTCGTTATATGTTTTACTTCCTTCATAATCTTCTGCCAATATCCATTCATTATTACCATCGTTATCAATTAATATTGGGTGATCGTTTGTAATTTCCAACCAATCATCTAGTAAATAGAATCCTTCACGTGGATGGTCTTTAATAATATTTACAACTTTTGTCCAACCAGAATTTGACCAAATCTTATCACCAATTTCAATATCGTAAACTCTATTTAATGTTGCCGATGTTGTTTCCTGTAATACTTTGACTAACATATCATTTGTTAGACATACAGATGGACTTCCAGTACTTGAAGCAGACGTGAATACATTTATTTTTATTTCCTTAAGTAATGTATCAAGGGATGTTGCATCTCTACCATATATACTTAATGTTCCTGCTGTGTTGTAAGCATGCGTTTCTTCATTCGATGCGGTTGGTCCAGGATGATTAATTACTAAAGTAATACCAGTGCTCATGTCATTTGCTGACGTTTTCCAACCAGAATCAGTTGACCCAGTACCAACAGCACTTCCATTAAAAGTTCTTAAAGCTGCAACTTCTCCAGTTGCATCAGATGCCGTTGTGCAATTCCAAATTGCTTTAATACCAGTTACATTGTTTGTAGCAGTAAAGTCATAAAACTTTGTTGGTGGTGGAGTATAGGTTAAACGATAAGTCGCAGTACCTGAGCCGACTCCTTGAATGTTTCCTGTTGATGATACACTTGTACCCCTAGTATATGTATATCCATCACTTGGAGTTGGTGCATATTGTGAACCTGGGTAGAAAATTGTATTATATCGTGTAGTTCCACCTCTTTTAATTGTATAAGTAATAAAGTATACTCCTTCACCATCAGGAGCATCCCACGATTCATACCACTCATCCACCCCGGCACTATACGCATTAGTTACAGTGTCAACGTTATTTAACCAAGATGTGATAGTATCTCCAAAGACATATCCTGGTGGGTATGCACTACAGGCAGCTTGAGTACCAAGTGAACCAGTCATATCGGTACCTTTATCTTCTACCTCAAGTTCTATTGATTTGGTTCCTGATAGGAATACTCTATATTCAGTAAAAGAATTACATGTTACTGAATTATAAGAGTAATTACTTGCGAGACCACCTGAACTGAATCCAGCTAAGTTACTACCTCCGCCATCATCAGGACTACGAACATCATTTGTTGTTGTAGTACCTGCTAAATTAGACTGAGAAGGTGCTGCTGCGCCTTCCCATGCAGTTGCGACTACTCTTACGGTTGCGTTGTCCCAAGCAGTAAGACCAATTTGCCAATATCGTGTACCTGACCAAGTTGGTTCAGTATCTTCAGCAAACTTAAAACTTGAAGGAAATGTTGGTACGTTTCCGGCTGAACCAACGTCTAAAAGAAGAATCGCTGTTTTACCTGTTGCCAAATTAGTGGCAGTAAACGTTGTAGCTGCAGATAATACGACTGACATAATAGGTATGTCCATATCAATAACAGTTGTGATGGTTTCAGCATTAGGAAAGAAAGACGAATACGTACCTGAAATAGAAGTAATGTTTTGTAATTTCTGTGCGTCTGTAATTACTGGAGTTGATGCTATTTTAATTGCCATATCTTATATACTCTTTGCTGTTCCAAAGTTTGCCACGAGAGAGGCAAGGCTTTGATTTAATTCACATGTTGAATACAATGTTCCTTGGTCGCATATTACTCTAATACGAAAATCCGGATCTGAACTATTAAAGTTTGCGCCTGTTGTGGTTGAGGTGGTGGTACTATTTGCATAAGCCGCCCACCAAAATCTTACATATCCATTATAGTATGTTCCAGAACTATATCCGTCGTCAGCTGGTGTTGGTCCGCCATTATATGAAGATGGGGTACACAATCCACTACAGCTCTGAGCTGAAACATTGTATTGAAACTGAACTGAAGTAATATTTGTTAGCCCAGTATAATTAACGTAAGTGAAGGCAGTTGCAGATGAAAATGCATTGGTAGCACTCCACCAACCTACTTTAATTCTGTTGCTGCTAGCTTCATGTTCAAATGATACAGATGCCCAAGCTTGTGCTGTTCCTGTTGATGTATTTACGTTTTGAGTTGTGTCAAACGAACTGTCTGGAGAGAATGATGTAGGTAATCCACCAGTAGGTGGTGCTCCTGCGTCATCAAAACCAACGGCAGTTGCTCTTACATTAGTAGTATCCCAACACAATAAAGTAATTACCCAATGTCTATAACCTGACCAAGTTGGGTCTCCGCCAGGAAATTCTACTGAAGAATCAAAAGAAGGGGTGAAAGCAGATGCTGATGTATCTAAGATAAAAACTTTATCTCTACCAAAACCTTTATTTATGACCGTAAATGTTACGTCTTGTGCCATGACGAACTTCGCCACAGGATTAAGCATATCAAGATTTTGCGCAGCGTTACTAGTAGTGATTACTTGTTCTTCTGGATGAAAATCACCAAAAGTACCGGAAGCACCGGTTAAATTTTCAAATTCTTTGGAATTGTTGATGACGGTAATACCGCCTGTTTTGACTGCCATCTTCGTCTCCTGACTATTAGCATTATTCTAAATTATAGTTTTATTTATACATTAGTCACGGCGTTCAATGTCATCTTCGGATAAAATGTCTCCAAGCCATACTTCGATTACTTTCGCAGGTTCTGTTCCTACATTTGTTGCTTTGTGCCAAACACCTTTTGGAATATCAATACTTTGCCCAGGCCAATATACTTTGGCTTCTGTTCTTCTCATACCATAATCTAATTCCATAAGTATTGCACCACTTACAACGTGCCAA